TCTAATTTAGCAATATATTCTGCATTTGCCCACCAGAAGTTGCCAGAAAAATGTGGACGCAAAATATCGTTATCAGGATCATCTAACAAGTTACATCCAACAGCATCGTGATCATTAAGCAATTTTACACAATCTCTCCACTGCTCTATACAAAAATAATTCATCATATTTCTCCAATCATTTACATTTTTTGTGTAATTGGAAGCCCCCTTGGTATGAATATAAAGAATTTTGTATTCTGGATTATTCAGGGCAAAGGAAGAAAGGTCCTTTAGGGTATCTGATTCTTCCATTTGTGGATTTGGATTGAACTTAACTTTAATATGTGGATTGCCACTTTCTCCAAAAATCTTTCCATTTATACCAATGTGAATAAGATCGGCGGCATGAAGAAGGTTAGATTCTGAAATAGCCTTCCATTGATCATTAAAGATTGCTTCCCAAGGTCCGTATTGATAGATATGATAAAAGACAGCGATTTTCATTATTCTCCTAAAGTCTTGTATATTATAGCAAATACTGATATAATTTTCATCTAGTCTATATGGAGAATAAATGAAGGTTGCCGTTTATACCATTGCAAAAAATGAAGAACAGTTTGTTGAGAAGTGGGCAGAATCTTGTAAGGAAGCAGATTTTAGATTTATCTTAGATACTGGATCAACAGACAATACCGTTCTCTTTGCTCAAAAGAATAATGTCTATGTTGAAGTAATGGAGTTTAGTCCTTGGAGATTTGATCATGCAAGGAACGCATCCCTATCCTTTGTTCCAGAAGATATTGATCTTTGTATTGCCTTGGACATGGACGAGGTTTTATTGCCTGGGTGGAGAGAAGAACTTGAAAAGGCTTATAACGATAAGATAACAAGACCAAGGTATGAATATACTTGGTCATGGAAAGAAGATGGAACTGCTGGTCTTGTTTATGGTGGAGATAAGATTCATGCTCGTCATGGATACCGTTGGAAGCATCCCGTTCATGAAGTTTTAGTTGCAGATGTTTTAGAGACTCAGCAATGGTATGACTTAAAGATTCATCACTATCCAGATAAGACTAAATCACGTTCTCAATACCTACCGCTGCTTAAATTAGCGGTAGATGAAGATCCTTCTGATGATAGAAATGCTCATTATTATGCAAGAGAACTTTATTTTGCAGGAAGATATGCAGAGGCAGCAGAAGAATTTAAAAGGCATCTGTCTCTCCCATCGGCGGTATGGAAGCCAGAGCGTGCTACCTCTATGAGATATCTAGCAAAGTGTGAACCCTTTAATGAAGAATCTTGGTATCTCAAAGCAATTGCAGAATGTCCAGATAGAAGAGAAGCATTGGTAGATATCTCAAAATACTATCTTAGAACTAATCAATTTGCTTTAGCAAATGGCTTTGCTATGAAGGCTTTGGCTATTTTGAATAAGCCGCTGGAATATCTTTGTGAAGAAGAATCTTGGGGGCATATTCCATATGATACCGCTGCTGTTTCATTCTTTTATCTTGGAAATATTGAAAAAGCCAAGGAATATGGAACGATAGCATTAGATATTAATCCTCATGATGAAAGACTTTTAAATAACATGAGATGGTATTATAATAAAAATTAATACAATGATATAATTTAATTAGGTGAAAAAATGGCTCAGTATATTGAAACAGGAGATTTTCCAGTAACTATTCCCACACTTTCAGACAATGCATCAATTGTTGAAGCATTTAAGTATTATCATTTGGGTGGATTAAATGGTTCTGTGTTTCCTAATAGTATTGAACATCATCTATCTACTTTAAGTGCAAATACAACTACAAACAATGATACGCTGGGATACGATGGCATTGTTCCTGCCCCAGCCAGCGTTCATACAAGGCTAACATCAATAGAAGCACAATTAGGAACATCAATATCTTCAGATTATATTAAATCAGCACCATCATCAAATAGCACCACAACAGGAAAAAATCTTATTTCTCCAACAACATCTTCTATTATTCCATTAGTTATTAAGGGTGTAATTGGTCAAACGGCCAACCTACAAGAATGGCAATCAAATTCAGGATTAGTAGCAAAAGTTGATAGTACTGGAAAAGTGTTTTCCAATGATGGTACTTCTGTTGCTGAAGTTTTAACAACATCAGGATCACAATCTATAACAAATAAAAGTATTGTTACATCATATTATTCAAATAGCGGAACATCGTATTCCTTGCAAGTATCTGATTCTGGAAAAACTATTAATTTTACAAATTCTGCGGCAAAAACTGTGACCGTTCCTTTAAATTCAAGTCAAAGTATTGCAACAGGAACATCTATAACAATTACTAATCTTTCTTCATCAGGCAATATTACAATTGAACCTGTTAGCGGAAGCGTAACGGTATATTCACAAGATTCATTTTATACAGTATATCCATATGGAACTGTAAAAATTACAAAAATTGATACAAATGTTTGGATACTTGATTTTATGAGCAAGGCTAGGAATATTGTTATTAGTCCTACAGAACCAACATTAGCCAATACTGGTGACATTTGGCTAAAGTACTAGAATGATATAATTAAAACATGGCTAGTGGACGTACCAGTAATTATAATATACCATATCCCCTTCAAACAGACAATGTTGATATTGCTTCTGATGTGAGAGATCTTGCCGTCCAAGTAGACACATATCTTTCATTAAAAGCAAATAGAAATTCTCCAACGTTCACTGGAACCCCTGTAGCGCCTACAGCAGCAATAGACACAAATACAACTCAGATTGCCACAACAGCATTTGTTCTTGGTCAGGGGTATCTAAAAAGTAGTACTGGATCATCAACATATTCTCCTGTAGCAGGTAGTACAGATATCGCTACCGTAGGAACAATAACTAGTGGAATATGGCAAGGTACAGCAATTAGTTCAACCTATATTGATACTGCTATAGCAAGATTATCCTCACCAGTATTTACTGGAACCCCATCTGCTCCTACAGCAGCGGCAGATACAAGTAGCACCCAAATTGCTACAACAGAATTTGTTATTAATCAAGGATATTCTAAAACTTCTGGAAAATTAAGTCAATTTGCATCAACATCATCATCTGAACTTGCAAGCATTCTTTCTGATGAGACTGGAACAGGAAAGATAGTATTCGATAATAACCCAGCACTTTCTGGGATACCAACTGCCCCTACAGCAGCAGCAGATACAAGTACTACACAAATCGCTACCACAGCATTTGTTTTAAATCAAGGGTATTTAAAATCATCTACAGCATCTTCAACATATGCTCCGTTAGCATCTCCAAATCTTACAGGAACGCCAAATGCTCCAACAGCAGCAGTAGATACAAATACTACGCAAATTGCAACTACTGCATATGTTATTAGTCAAGGATATTTGAAATCATCATCTGCATCAAGTACATATCTTACAAAAACTGATGCATCTTCAACATATTTAACTCAATCTAATGCCTCTTCAACATACTTAACACAATCAAACGCATCTTCAACATATTTGACACAATCAAATGCATCATCATCATATCAACCTTTAGATGCTGATTTAACATCAATAGCGGGAATTGCTGGAACATCTGGCTTACTTAAAAAAACTGCTGCTGATACTTGGGCACTTGATACAAACACTTATTTAACAACATCGAATGCATCATCCACCTACTTGACTCAATCAAATGCTTCTTCAACATACGCACCCCTTTCTGGGGCTACCTTTACAGGTACAGTGGTACTTAATGCAGACCCTTCGGCAGATATGCAGGCTGCAACAAAACAGTATGTAGATGCAAAAATAAATGGTCTTACATGGAAAGCGGCGGTAAATTTAATTGCTACATCAAATATACCATTAACTGGATCATCTGGAAGTATCGTTATTGATGGACATGCTGCATTAACCAGTTCTCATAATGGATATAGGTTACTTTTGACAGGACAGACTACTGCATCTCAAAAAGGTATTTATGTGTATTCAGACGCTGGATCTGGATATACTCTTTCACGTTCAGCAGATGCAGATTCTTATTCAGAACTCATTGGAGCAAGTGTTTTTGTTGAAGAAGGAACTTCATATGGAAAAACTTCTTGGGTTCAGTCAAATACTTATTTAACTAGTTTTTCTGGACAAACTTGGGCACAAGTTTCTGGACAAGGAACATATACGGCTGGCACTGGAATAACGTTAAGTGGTGGTGAATTTTCTAATAGTGGAGTATTATCTATAACAGGAACTGCAAACCAGATTACTGCATCTGCTTCTACTGGATCTGTAACTTTAAGTCTACCATCTTCAATAAATGTTAACATTAGTGGTAATGCTGCTACGGTAACAAATGGAGTTTACACAAGTTCAACATTATATATTGGAACTACATCTATCACACTAAATAGAGCATCTGCTTCTCAAACATTAAGCGGTATATCAATTGATGGAAATGCTGCTACCGTTACAAACGGTGTTTATACCAATGGAACATACTCTAATCCTTCTTGGCTCACTGGTCTTGTGTGGAGCAAAATTTCCTCTACTCCCACAACTTTATCAGGGTATGGAATTACTGACGCAGTAAGTTCCTCCTCAGTAATTGCAGCAAATTATGGCGGAACTGGTCAATCTTCTTATGCTATTGGCGACATTCTTTATGCATCTAGTTCTAGCGCACTTTCTAAACTTGCAGGAGTTGCAACTGGAAATGCATTAATATCTGGTGGCGTAACTACTGCCCCATCTTGGGGAAAAATTGGTTTAACTACACACGTTTCAGGAACTTTGCCTGTAGCAAATGGTGGAACAGGATCTACAACTTCTACTGGATCAGGATCAGTAGTTTTGGCAACATCGCCATCAATTTCTGGTGGTACAATATCTAACGCAACATCTATCACTCTTACTGGAGCACAAACGTTGGCATCTTACAGAGTAAGAAATATCTATGTAAGTACCACAGATCCAGGAACAGGTAGTGAAGGCGACATTTGGTTGAAGTATTAAGGAAAAAGTATGCCAAGTTCAATTAAGAATAGCAGTGGTGGAAATAGTCCCATCACTGGTGTTTCTGTGCGTAAAAGCGACGATACTTGGCAAAGTATCTATGATGCCTTTGTAAAAGCAGCAGACGGTACATGGAAAAGATTTTTAGCAATAGTTCCTAACGTTATTGGTCAAACAAGAACAAATGCTAATTCTTCAATTGTGGCAAGAGGTCTTGTTGTAGGAACACAAACAGCATCAGATACTACAAATCAATCTTTGGATCAACAGATTATTTCTACTAATCCATCGGCAAATGCAGCAGCAGATCCAGGATCTTCTGTTAACTACACTTATTATAGTTATGCTCCACCGTTCTTTCCACCCTTCTTTCCTCCATTTTTCCCACCAGACTTTCCACCATTTTTCCCACCAGACTTTGGACCCTATTTCCCACCATACTTTGCTCCACCATTTTTTCCACCATTTTTCCCACCAAGTTTCACTCCTCATTATTGCTGTAGTGGCTTCCCAATATATTGTGTTGTATGCTAATAAGATTAAGGAAAATTAATTATGACAATAGAAAATAATAAAATTATTAATAATTCAAATATGATGATTGTAAAATTATATATAGATGGTGAACTTGCATCAATGCTTAATTTTGCTCCCGATCCAGTTACAGATATTTTTAATCCAATGCTAAATGGTGCAGAAATTGTACATGTAGAAAATAGTTCAAATATTCCGACAATTGGAATGAAATATGTAAACAATCTTTTTGTTGAAGGAGATAATGGAGAATCTTATTATACTGCTGAACAACTAAATAATTTAAATGTTGAGGGTATTGTTGCTATATTAGATCAAAAAGTAGTTGCAACTTTTGTTATAGAAAGATATTCTAATATTGCAGTTGAAAGATTTTTTGCAGCAGTATTGAGTGACCCAACAGTTGTTATTGAAAATAATTATCTATAGTTAGGATATAAAATGGAATCTTCTAAAAAAGTAACGCCTTTTGATTTATTTAAAAAAAGTAATTATGCGGAAAAAGAAATTATTAATAATAGAATTTCTTTATGTTACTCTTGCGAAGAATTAATTAAAATTACAACACAATGTAAAAAGTGTGGATGTTTTATGGAATTAAAAACAAAACTTAAAGATGCTGGTTGTCCGTTAGGGAAATGGTAAAAATGGAATCACATCACGACAGATTAGCAAATTGGTATGCCTCAATACTGCCTTCTTGGTCAAATTTTGAAGAACTTCATGCTGGAATTTTTGTTTATAGAGATGTTATTACTAAAAATATGAATGTCATAGATACTTTAGAAAAAACAATAAACAATAATTCATTTATTGATTGGCAACAGGCTATGGTGGGGTATATGGAATATATGCCAGAATACAGAGACTGCTATGATTTTAAATATAAAAGCGGTATGTTGCCTATAACTGATTCAATTAAAGAATTAGATAGTATGTATCAAAAAACATATAATGCTCAATTACAAGTGGTGAAACATTATTGTAAAAAATTCAATGTTGGCGAAATGAGATATTGGGAATCAACAAATTTTGTTAAGTATGGAAAAGGTCAACACTTTCAGGCACACACTGATCACGGATTTTCTTATAACTGTACAGTATCACTAGTGTCTTACCCCAATGACGATTACGATGGTGGAGAACTTGAGTTCCCATTGCAAGGTATAAAAATTAAACCCGTTGCTGGAGATACATATATTTTCCCATCAAACTTTATGTATCCTCATAGAGCATGTCCTGTTTTTGACGGTAAAAAGTATTCTATGGTAACAATGTTAGACTATTCAGATAAATATCATGGACAGCATATAGAAACAGGGTCATAGTGCCTGAAATCAAAGTTCATTGTAAAAAAGGATATGCAAATATAGAACAACTTTCTATAAAAAGAAATTGGATGGATGAAACTTCAGAAAGACATGCATATCATTGTTTCCCTGTTAGCCTGTCAAATACTTTGGGGTGGGGCATATCTTTTCCAGAAGATATAATTTTTATTTGGGATGGAATTACTGATAACAGTTCTAGTCATATAAAAATTCTAAAAGGTTTAAAATACTGTAATTCCTCAAGAGGAAATGCTACATTAAGTTTTAATACTGGCTTGACATTTTTTTCAGATATTGATGTTTCAATGCTAACAATTCCAGTGCCAAACGATTTCAATGCCTATGCACAATGTTATACATCAATAATAAGTACTTCCTTTTATAAACCGCCACTCCCGCTGGCTTGGAGAATATTAGTTCCAAATGTAGAGATATGCATACCAGCAAAGACCCCTGTTGCATCAATACTTCCTTTATCTTTATCTTCATTGCAAAACTATGAAATGAATATTTTTTATGATGAACTTCCAAATATTCATTATGAAGAAATATTGTTAAACGGACAAAAAATACAAGAAATATCTGTAAATGGTAAATTTTCTAATTTTTATAGAAATGCAATAAAATATGACGGAAGTTCACAAGGTTCTCATGAAGTAAAAAATATTAAATTAAAAACAAACAGAATGGACTAATATGAGTAATATAAAATTCATATCAAATAGATCTTGGTTAAATAAAGAAAGTAATTCGTGTCCACAACCGATATCAAAAACTATTCCTGAATGGTTTAGAAAGGCAGATCGTTTTGCTATAAATCCCTATACCAATGAGCCTTGGATAAATCCACAAGATGGTGGAAAGGTTCCTACATGGAAAGCCTGCCCAGCAATTTTTGATGTTATGGCAAGCGGTTACGCTTTAAGAACTCCCTGTGATATTGAATTTTATATAAAAGATGGAAAGATATCGGTAAAAGTATTAGATCCTCAATACCAAGATTTTTGTGGACCAAGAGATCCTATGCCACAATTTGAACATCCACAGGGGTATCATAAAGAGCATTTTGCTTGGTGGATGGATTGGGCAGTAGAAGTTCCAGAAGGATATAGCGTTTTATATACTCATCCAATGAATAGATTCGAACTTCCATTTTTATCGACAAGTGGAATAGTAGATAATGATAAGGTTAATATGCCTGGTACAATGCCATTTTTTATTAAATTGGATTGGACTGGAATGGTTAAGGCTGGAACAGTATACTCCCAAGTATTTCCTTTTAAAAGAGAAAGTTGGAGTTCAGATATAATTATTGAAGATCCAAATAAACTTTATCAAAAAAATATGGAAAATATGAAAAAGTATCGCGTGCCAGACGGTGGGGTATATAAAAATGAAATCTGGGAAAAAAGAAGTTATAGTTGAGATATAATTTGACAATGAATATTTCTATTACCCCTTCTGGATTTTTTGGTAATTCATCAGAAAATATTGTTGAGTTAGAAAATTTTATGACTGAGGAAGAGCATTCTATTCTTTTATCCTTTGCTCGTCAAATAACTTTGTGGGATGTAACGGAAAGTCATTATAATGAAAATGGCACTTGTATCTATGATGCTTCATTTTGGGAAAATAGAGTTGCTACAGAAGAAACATTGAATAAGCAAGATCCAGAAATTTCAAAAATAATAAAGACAATGATGAGCAGATTAAAAGTAAATGTTGACAATTTTTTTAATGTTGATGCACGACCCACTTCTCCAACAATTGTTAGATGGCTTCCAGGATATTTTCAAAATCCTCATGCAGATAAAGAACTTCATGAAGGACCAGATGCTGGAAAACCAAATGATTTTCCATATTATGATATAGCAAGTCTATTTTATTTAAATGACGATTATGAAGGTGGAGAACTTTATTTTCCAAAACAAGCAATTCAGTTTAAACCAAAGTCAAGAGCAGCATACTTTTTCCCAGGGGACATGAACTACATTCACGGAGTGACAGAAGTAACTTCAGGAATTAGGTACACTTGTCCATTTTTTTGGACTATATTAGAGCATGGAAATAAAAATGCTATCTAATGCACAAAAAGGATTTTTTAAAGAAGATATAATTTATTTTAATAATTTTATCCCTCAACAAGATTGTAAAAAATTAGTTGAATACTATAAGACTAGGAAAGATTGGAGTCTTGTGGCATTTTATGAATCATATGGAATGAATATGATTGAAGATGATGAAGATTTAGAAAAATTTGGTTTGTCAAAATTTTATTTAAAAGATATAGCAGAAAAAATGCAATTAGCAGCAGAACAGGCTCATAATAGAAAAGTTAAAAGAGTTTCTACTCATGCTCAAAAATGGGAAACAGGGGCCTATGCAAATTTTCATTCAGACAACTCTGATATGGATGGAAATCCAAGTGCTTGGGAGGTAAGCAAATTTGTCTGTTTGCTTTATTTAAACAATGACTATGGTGGTGGACAACTATATTTTAGAGATCATGATATTTGTATATCTCCAGATGAAGGAATGCTTATAACTTTTCCAGGCGGTATAGAAAATGTTCATGCAGTAAAAGAAGTTACAAGTGGAACAAGATATACCCTAGGATCTTTTTGGGATTATGCTGAAGCAGAGTATTCTGATGAGCGCAAAGCAGAGTGGAAAAAAGAAAAAGAACAAGTAGAAAAAAAACAAGCAGCAATGTACGCTGAATGGAAAAAAGAAAAAAACTAAATTGTTATAAATATTACATGTTTTATTTTTTAGATATCCCTCATAACGTATTGCGAATTTTAAAAGAAGTTGCTACAATAGTCCTTTATTACAATTCAAAATGGAAGGTGTTCATATGTCATTTATTGACGAAAATGGGTCTATTTCAGATCCATACCGCAACTTTATTCATGTTTCAAGATACTCTCGCTGGTTGGAAGATAAGAACAGGAGGGAAACATGGGTAGAAACTGTGGATCGTTATATGACATTTATGAAGAATCACCTTGTTAATAATTTTAATTATGATGAAAATGATATTAAGTTTGCACAAGTAAAAGATGCAATTCTTAATCACAAGGTTATGCCCTCTATGCGTGCCATGATGACCGCTGGACCAGCATTAGAAAGAGACAATATTGCAGCATATAATTGTTCTTTTATCGCTGTAGATAGCCTGAGAGCCTTTGATGAGGCTATGTATGTTCTTATGAACGGAACTGGCGTAGGATTTTCTGTTGAGCAGAAATATGTAAATCATCTTCCAGTAATTGCTGATGATTTTTTCCCAACAAATACAACAGTAATTGTTGAAGATAGCAAACTAGGCTGGGCAAAGGCATATAAGGAACTTATTGGTCTTTTGTCTATGGGACAAATTCCAAACTGGGATATGTCTAAGGTTCGTCCAGCAGGGGCTAGATTAAAGACATTTGGCGGTCGTGCATCTGGACCAAAGCCATTAGCAGATCTTTTTAAATTTACGGTTGAGCAGTTTAAGATTGCTGCTGGTCGCAGACTAAAGCCAATTGAGGCGCACGACATTATGTGCAAAATTGGCGAGGTAGTTGTTGTTGGTGGAGTTCGTAGATCTGCCCTCATCTCTCTTTCAAATCTTGATGATTTCGAAATGGCTAAGGCTAAGTCAGGTCAATGGTGGGAAACAGAGGGTCAGCGTGCGCTTGCCAACAATTCAGCGGTATATAACATGAAGCCAAATACTGCCCAGTTCCTCCGTGAATGGCGCAATCTATATGAGTCAAAATCTGGTGAACGTGGTATCTATAATATGGATTCCGTTCGCAAACATATTGATAAGTTTGGCCGCCGCGACTCATCAAAGGTAGCAGGAACTAATCCATGTGGAGAAATTCTTCTACGTCCAAACCAATTCTGTAATTTAACAGAAGTAGTTATTGATGCACAAGATACGCAAGAAAGTCTTACTGAAAAAATTCGTATTGCTGCGATTCTAGGTACTTGGCAATCAACGCTTACTAATTTTAAATACATCAGGAAGATTTGGAAGGACAACAGTGAAGAAGAAAGACTACTCGGTGTATCACTCACTGGCATTTTTGGTAACGTTCTTACTGGGACTAATCATAATTCACTACCTGAATTATTGACAAATCTTCGTAAAGTTGCTGTTGATACAAATATCTCTGAGGCAGATAAACTTGGAATTCAACAATCAACTGCTGTTACAACAGTAAAGCCTTCTGGAACAGTCTCACAGTTAACGGGGGTATCTAGTGGAATTCATCCTTGGTATTCAGAATATTATATTCGTTCAGTAAGAGCAGATAATAAAGATCCTTTAACAGAATTTCTTAAGGATTTTAATATTCCTAATGAACCAGATGTTATGAAGCCAGATTCAACCACTGTATTTTATTTCCCAATAAAGTCTCCAGATGGAGCAACAGTAACAAAGGATTTGTCTGCTATTGATCATTTAGAAATGTGGAAGACATATCGTGAATTTTGGACAGAACACAATCCCTCTGTAACCGTTAATATTGCAGAAGATGAGTGGTTAGAGGTTGGTGCTTGGGTATACAAGAATTTTGATGCTATTGGTGGAATATCATTCCTTCCAGCATCTGAGCATTCATACAAGCAAGCACCATATCAAGAAATTACCAAGGAAGAGTATGAAGAGGCATTTGCAAAAATGCCAAAAAATATTCCTTGGCAATCCTTGCCTCTTTATGAACTAGAAGATACAACTACTGGAGTACAAGATCTTGCTTGCGTTGCAGGCGCTTGTGAAGTTGTAGATATTGTAAAAACTGCTTAATAGGTCGGCTGGCTTGGGCGGGGTAGTGGTTGAGGCTACCCCGTCCTTGCTATAATGGTATATATGAGTATTGCCGCAAACCAATATGCAAACAAGGTGTTTTCTGAACATCCTATAGCATTATGGACACTAGATGAAGAGGTATACTTTTTATCACTAATAAGCAATAGTCAAAGATTTTTTAGTACTTGGACTTTAACAAACTGTACAGCAGATGACAACCCCACCCTGCCTCAACTACCATCACCTATATCAAGTGATATATATTCTGCTGTAATTGCAAACACTACAGATGCAGTTACTATTGAAGCAGAAAGCCCAGTCATTTTTTATAGAAATGATCTTGATAAAAGTATTAGCAGTTTTTGTGTAAACTTTTTTCTTTATCAAAAAGCAGGGTTCATTAATTGGATTAAACTTGGTTATAGATATTTAGACGTTTTGGGAAATCCACAAGAAGTTATTTCTGATGAAATTCCTCCAGCGCCAGCAGAGTTTTGGGTAAACTTTAATAATACTTATTCTTATTTATTAGCCAATGAAACCTCTCCAGTGAAATTGTTTTTTCAAGTAAGCCTTAAAGATACTTCAGATTCAGATGAATCGGCTAGAACAATTATTGTAAACGGCTTATCAGTGGCACAGGGATCAGAAACAACATGTTATGAAAATTTGGGAAGTGAAGCATTTACAATAGGAACTTCTAATAATTTTAGTCATTATGGAATTCCCGCAGATCAGTACGGAATTTTAGCAGATAATGCTTATTATTTAATTGAAGAAAATTCTTTATTGGCAAAAAATGATGGATTCCCCATAATTTATGGAACGCCGCAGTCAACAAAAATATATCATTCAAATCTTGGCAAGCCTTCTTTAATATTCCCTGGAAAAGGAATGCTGCATGAATCAGGAAGAAATAAAAAATATTCTTTAGAATTGTGGATAAAGATAGATCCTAAACTAAATGAAGCAAAAAAGATTATTGGCCCAGTAGCCTCTAATGATGGAATATATATAAAAGAAGGATTTATTACATTAGTAGTGGGAAATGAAATAGAATCCTATTGTGTTTCCGAATGGTATAGACCAATGCTTCTTAATCTTATTATTAGTGAAAAATATATATACTTACTTTTAAATGGTGAAGAAGTAATAAAAATTAATTTTTATAGACAAAAGATAAGTCTTCCATATGCAGATGATTGGTGGGGAATATATTCTTATGAAGGAATAGAAAATTTTAATATTGACTGTATATCAATATACCCTTATTCAATTTCAAATATTGCATCAAAAAGAAGGTTTGTTTATGGTCAGGGAACTCCATCAATAGAATCATTGGATAGGAGTTTTTTAGGAACTCCAACCAGTATTGATTTTGCAACATCAGAATATGGTCCAAATATTATTTATCCAGATTTTTATAGATGGGATGCTGGATATTTTAATAATCTTGAAGCAACTAGAAGTCATGTTTCTGTTCCTAAATATTCTTTACCAGAAATAAATTTAGGAAGTAGAAATTTATATGAGTGGTATGAAGATAATTTAACATTAAATTTATTGGAAAATCCAAACGCTACTCATCCAAACTTTATAACATTTAGACCAAATATTGATACATCGGTAAACCCAGATGTATGGGACCCAGAAATAAAAAATTATACAGAGCAATCATATTTAAATTTTAAATCAATAAATATTTTAAATGATGAAGTAGCCTCAATTTATGCTATTTTTCAAATACAAAAAAGTATCTCTGAAGATAGAACTTTAATGAGTTTTGTTAATATTATAAATAATAAAAAATTTGATATAAATATTAATGAAGATGTTGTTAGTTATTTAATAGATGATGAATTAATTTATTCAGAAAATATTGAGGTAGGGTTAGAATTTGTTGTAGGATTTGCTCTTGAACAAATTAGTATAGAATATGGATATAAAGTCGCAAACTTTTTTTCCTCACCTACATCTATACAACTTTATGTTGGCGGTAATGGAAATAATACATTTGAAGGCAAAATATATGGAGTTTGGTTTTCTAATCAATCAAACTATGAACCTATATCAGATAATTTTACAAATGGAATTGTAATACAAGATAATTATGAAATATTTTTAAATCATTTAGCAAGTTATACTTTACTTCCAGAACATCAATATAATAAATTATTTTTAGATATATCCATTTCTTCTCAATGGGAAGAATATTATCCGCTATCATATTTTGCTGGGTATGTAAAAGATGCAGATGGAAATTCTGTTTATGATCTTGATATGTTACAAATAAATCTTGGACATTGCTTTATTCAAACAAAAGATTATTTGTCATATGCATCTTTAAGAAATCAATATTTTGATCAAACTTATCAAGATTTAAAAAATAGCGATTATCAAAGTTATTTTAATTTAAGTAAAAATAATCAAACTACACAAACCTTAGCAGTATCAAAATCATCAATAAAATCTTATATAACTTTTCAATATCTATATAATGAAAATATTTTACCATCAGAATTATTTTTATATACAAAAGAATTATCAGACAATAAAGTTATTTATGCTGATGAAGAAAATACTGAAGAAGAAATTTATAAGGCGTATTTTACAAGATTTGCTTTTCAAGATGATGTTGTTGTCTATCCTCCAAAAATAAAAGATTTTAAAGATTTTTCTATGGTGGTTCATCTTAATATAAATCAAAGATCAATATTAAAAAATCCTTTAAAAATTAAAAATTTTGAAATAACTTCTAAAAACTTTAATTTTGTTTCAAATACAAGCAATGAAAATCAAAGAAATTATATTGGTACAAAGTTTGGAACGAAGATATATCCACAAATTGTCTCCTCTGGAGAAATTGATTATAAATCAAAAAATCCATTATTAATATACAAGGCTTCAACACCATACCTTTATACTACAAAAAAATCTGGTATACAAGTTGTCAAAGAAACATTAAAAACAAGTCCACCACAAGATGATAAGTATATGATTTCTATACCAATAAATAAAAGCGGAGTTCCAAATTTTAGGGTAGGCGCAATACAATTTTCTTTACTTGGAAATTTTATTGAAGACTCTCAAGATATTTTGTTAATGGATATCAATCATGAAAACGGAAAATATTCTTTAATTTTAGATAAAACTGAAAACAATAATGTTATTAGAATATATAAAGATGTTGATTCTATATTAACTGAAACAGATGATGTTGTTTTTTATCAAAATGGAAGATATGTTTTGAATCCAGTAATTAAAAAAAATGAGTGGAACATTGTCAGTTTGTCATTTACAAATCAATTAAGTTTTTCAAATTATCCCGCAGGATCAATTGATACTTTTGGAAACTTCTTATTTAATAATATCTCTTATTATTTATCAGAAGGTCTTGGATTTAGATCTGATGTTGTTCTAAGAACTTGGAGAGATATATTAAACTATGAAGATATTGCAAGAGTGTGGTCTTTTTGGTCAGCAGATAGTAAAACTTGGAGAAACGTTTATGTGTTTGGAGAAAAACCAACTTATTCATTAACCCCTTCTGATATATATGATGTATATACTGGAACAAATAACAATATTGTTGATGATGGATATGGTTTAGAAATTACTGAAACTCAATCGCTTTTTATAACTGACAATTATTGGCAACTATATAGCGGAAAACCAGCATAATCTGGTACAATTAGTAACATGAATAAGCAAAGTAATGAAAAAGTTGGTAAGTCTAAGTTAACTTTTATACCAAAAATGTATGATTGGGGATTATATTTTTGGAAATTACCAAGTGGACACCTGTTCCACGATGGTCAAGGAAACCTGCTAAACATTCCATCTATGCGTGGAGATTTATCAAAGATGGCAGAATTAAAGGCCGCCGCTGCTCACTACGGTCAGCCAGAAGGCACTCCTTGGTTTTATGCTGGTATTAATCGTGCAACAGAAGAAGAACATAGCGAACAAGTTAACAGAATGAAAGAAGGACTTATTCCTAATCTTAATGATCTTGGTGCCGTGGCGGCGGCACAAAATAGCATAAAGTTATATGGGAATGAGGAGTAATGGAAGATTTTCAAAGTTATATTGAAGCAAGAATGTCTACTTATAACAGAGAAGAACCATTTGCTAATGCAGATCCTTTTGCAAAGTCTTGGGAAGAATTAAGAGATTTAAGTGGTGTATCTACAAACTTTAAAAGAAAAACTACAAGAGTAGAAAAAGCAAATACCACTGTAAATCAAGTTCCCCGTCAAGCAGATGGTCAAATTGCACAAAGTTATATTTCTTCAGCAATGGCACAGCCTGCGGGTACTAATGGAGCAAATTCAAAAAGAATTAATCCTGGGCAGGTATATCGCAATGGCTATGGTATCTTTGACGTAATTACTCCTCCATACAATATGTACGAACTTTCTTCTTATTACGATACCTCATTTGCTAACCATGCCGCCATTGATGCCAAGGTATCAAATACTGTTGGTCTTGGCTATAGTTTTCAAATGACTCCTACAACAGTAATGAAACTTGATTCTGTAGAAAATGAAAAAGCAAAGAATGCAGCAAAGAAAAGAATTGAAAGACTTAAGATTCAATTAGCAGAATGGATTGAATCATGTAATGATGAAGACAGTTTTACAAAAACTATGGAAAAGGTTGTGACTGATCTTGAGGCTACTGGAAATGGTTATATTGAAGTTGGACGAACTGTTGCGGGAGATATCGGATACATTGGACACATTCCATCAACAACGATGAGAGTTCGTCGTATTCGTGATGGATATATTCAAATTATTGCGGGTACAATTGTATACTTCCGTAATTTTGGTGCCACTAATCCAAATCCTATTACTGATGATCCTCGTCCTAATGAGATTATTCATATCAAGGAATACTCACCTCTCAATACATTTTATGGAATTCCAGACATTGTTGCATCAATGACTTCCCTCGTTGGTGATCAAATGGCTGCTCAATATAATATTGATTACTTTGAGAATAAGGCTGTTCCACGATACATCGTTACCGTAAAAGGTGCGAAGTTAACTCCAGAGGCAGAGGATAAACTATTTAGATTCTTACAGACAGGTCTTAAAGGTCAAAGCCATCGTACACTTTATATTCCTCTTCCTGGCGATAGTGAGGGAAGCAAGATTGAATTTGAGATGCATCCTATTGAGTCTGGCGTACAAGAGGCATCATTTGAGAAATATAGAAAGCAAAATCGTGATGATATCCTCATGGCTCATCAGGTTCCCCTATCCAAATTAGGCGGGGTAGATGGAGCAGCCGTTGCAGCAGCCATGACACAAGACCGTACATTTAAAGAACAAGTATCTCGTCCAGCACAGCAATACTTAGAAAAAATTCTTAATAAGATTATTAAAGAAAAGACTGATCTTGTAGAACTTAAATTTAATGAACTTACGCTTACCGATGAAATTGCTCAATCACAAATTCTTGAACGTTATGTTAAGAATAAGATCATTGTTCCAAATGAGGCAAGAGAAAAGATTGGTTATTCACAACTAGACGGAGGAGATCAGCCACTTGAATTAAATCCAAGACAAGCAGCAGATGCTAAGGCAAACACTGCACAAAATCGTCAAAGAGATACGCAAAGGTCAAATAACCAGTCAGATGGTGCTGGTGCTGTGACTGGACGCAATCCCAAAGGCGAGGGCGCAAAAACATCATAACAATTTAATAAAAGGTGTATAATGGAAAATAGTATGGATATTAATAAAACGGCCTGGTCAACAAAAGATGGAAATATTACGCTATCAATGCCTATTGCAAAGGTAGATAAAGAACGACGTATTGTTTCTGGATTTGCTACTCTTGATAACCTTGATCGTCAAGGAGATGTTGTTCCTGCCGAAGCAAGCGTTAAAGCATTTGAAACATTCCGTGGGAATATCCGTGAAATGCATCAGCCCAAGGCTGTTGGTAAAATTGTATCTTTTAAAGAAGACAAGTATTTTGATCAAGAATCAAAGAAGTTTTATAATGGAGTTTATGTTTCTGCTTATGTAAGCAAGGGCGCTCAAGATACTTGGGAAAAAGTTCTTGACGGTACGCTTACTGGATTCTCAATTGGTGGAGAGATTCATGATTCAGAAAAGGTTTATGATGAGACTCTTGGCAAATCTTATCAGGTAATTAAGGAATATTCTTTAAGTGAGTTGTCTTTAGTAGACAATCCTGCAAATCAATTTGCAAACGTTATTAGTATTGAAAAAGGACAAATGACAGGCTATCTTTCCAAGGCACTTATTGAAAATGTTTTTTGGTGCAACTCAGATGACATTATTCGTTTATCAGATGATTCCTCATCTTCCTGCCCACAATGCGATAAGTCAATGCATAATATTGGTTTTGTTGAGAGCAATGACTCTGACAAGGCTTCAGTGGTAAAGTCAATGATTTCTGAGGCTAAGAAAATTCATATTCAAAAAGGCATTGAAGAAGGTTCTTATGTTAGTTTTGCTGAAGGTTTTGGCAAAGTTTATCAAATTATCCTTAGTGGTGGGGCACGACTATCATCTGAAGAAATGGCATATATGGCTAAATCAGATGATCCAATCGTTATTATAAAGGCTTATTCACAAAATAACGGTATAATGATACCAAGCAATCGTCGCGTTATTAAAAATATTTCTTCATTAGAAAAAGTTAATGCGATTAGTAAATCACAGGTAGAGGAGGTAAGCAAGATGGAATCAAACATTATTGTAGTAGATGAAATTGAGAAGAGCATGAGCGAAACAGTTGTTGAACCAGCCGCTCAAGATGCCGTTCCTACACATGCAATTGACAACACCCAATCAGAGGTTGTTGGCAAGGCAAGCATGGTCGATGAAGAAGGCGCAGCACACGAGGCCACTGAGACTTCCGCTGAAGAAGAAACAGAGACACAAAAGGGTATGGCTAATTGCAAGGAATGCGGAATGTCATGTTCATCCTCTGATATGAAGGATGGAATGTGCCAAAAGTGCTATGGCATGGGTAAGGCTGATGATTCTGCTGAAGTTGCAAAATCAATTTCAGAAATCACAGCAACTGTTGCATCTGCACTTTCCACTCTTGCTGAGACAGTAAAGGCTCTAGATGCCAAGATTGAAGGCATTAATAAGTCTGTCGCTGGATTAAGCACAGAGGTAAATGAAGTAAAGGATAGTTTTGGTAAGCGAGTGGATGCTGTAGAAAAGGACACCGCTTTCCGTAAGTCTGCTGATCTTGGCGAGATCTTGCAGGAAGTACCAACAATCGTAGAGAAATCTGCGTGGGGCGGTCGTTTCCTCACAAATGCCGACCTATTTTAACAAACAGAAAGAAAAATTTCAGGAGGTGAAAGTCAAATGACAGAAGAAAACAATCTAGATACTAATCTAGTAGAAAAGAATCAACCTGGCACAAGTGGTTCTGGGCACGTTGGAGGTACAGCCCCAGGTCTTTACCAAGGCCAAGGCGCAATTGCTAATACAGGAATTGGTGGTACAACTAACCTAGGCTCAGATGCTTGGGGCACAGCAGGAAATATTCCAGCAGCCAACTATGGATCAACATCAGGCCCAAATGCCGTTAATCCATCAGGTACACCAGGTGGTATTCTAAATCCCGAACAGTCTCGTCGTTTTATCGACTACGTTTGGGACGCAACAGTTCTCGCCCAAGATGGCCGTAGAGTTACAATGCGTGCAAACACGATTGAACTTGAGAAGGTTAACGTTGGTGAGCGTGTAATTCGTGCCGCTGCTCAGGCAGAAGGTTCATACACAAACGCTGGTGCAACATTTTCAAAGGTAGAACTTACCACAAAGAAGATTCGTCTTGACTGGGAGGTTTCAACAGAGGCACTTGAAGATAATATCGAAGGCTCCTCACTTGAAGACCACCTAGTTCGTTTGATGACAAATGCTTTTGGTAATGACCTTGAGGATCTTGCTATCAATGGCAACGGTGGTGGAGACCCATTCTTGGGAATCATGACTGGTTTCGTAAAGCAGGTTCAGTTCGGAACTGAATCTCATGAAGCAGTTGTTGATGTCACAAGTGGTTGGACTCCAGAGGTAATGCAACAGATCATCTATGCACTACCACGCAAGTACCGTGCAATCAAGTCTGGCCTCAAGTTCTACGCAGGCACAGATGTTTTCGCAAACATTGTCAAGCACAATGGTACACTTGCTGACGCAATTGCAGCAGCACTTGACCCCCGTGTTTCTGGTACACCCCAACGCCGTGAGGATTACCTCTCAGGCATGGGCCAGACATTCGGTGGCGCTCGTACCACTCGTGTTCTTGGCGTAGATGTTCAAGAAGTTCCCTACTACCCTGCGGATTTTGTAGATCTTACATTCCCACAGAACCGTGTATGGGGCTTCCAGCGCGACATTACAGTCAACCGTGAATACAAGCCCAAGAAGGACACAATTGAATACACAGTGTTCGTCCGTTTTGGTCTTACATGGGAAGAACTTGATGCAGTTGCTTACGCAGATACAAACGTATTTACATCATAATAAAATGTGATGATGTTGAGGGAGGCAGCCTAAAAACTGCCTCCCTTAAACATATTCTGATATAATTACAAAAGGAGGTTTATATGTCAGAGAATTTTTCAGAAATGACTGCAAGAGAATTAAAAGAATATGCTCAGATCAATGGTATTGATATTGGAGATACAAAGACAAAAACTGGTATTATTGCAATTCTTACAGGAACAGACTCTCATTTAGCAGAAGCATTAGAGGCTTCAGAAATCACAGATGTAGAAGAGACAAGAAATGGAGATGCCATTATGTCCGTTATTCCAGAAAGAACTGCTCCACCACAATCAAACTTAGCACCTGTAAATAATGATGGCGTTGTAGCATCAAAGGCTGCAAGCAGACCAAAGCCCGTAGTTGAAGAAGAAGTTAAAGATACTTCAGAAAAGATTGCTCTTTGGTCACCAAAAAGCATTACTTGGGAAAATGTTGGTCGTTTAACACCTGGTTACAATATTGTTACTAAGGAGGCTTCCGAAAAGTGGCTTACTCGCAACGGTATTAGAATTGCAACTCCAGAAGAAATGGCTACTTATTACGGAAAGTAATAATGGAAATTGCTAGATTAGAACCATTCCCTATTGTTGCAAATTATTCTGGATTAGAACCAAACATAGATTATACAATTCCTATTACAGATGATCATAGTGTATGGATAGATACACTTTATGCAACAAGCGATGAAGACGGCAATCTAGCAATTACATTAAGTGATTATTTTTCAAAATATGACGATGAATATAATTTAAAAGTTTATGATCCTGATAACAGAATGGTTTTATTTGATACTTTAACAATTATGCGACCATATTTTGATCCAAAACTTGTAGCAGAAACAGAAGAAGAACTTGCTGATATTGTTTATTATGAAAGAATGGCTCGTGCAATAATTACTTCTATTACTGGTGGATTTCAATTCCAACTTCAAAGAGTTGAGGCGGTAGGTACTGGAGCAGATTTTCTTTCATTGCCATATAGATTAAACAATATACTTCAGGTATACGAAAATAATATTCTTGTATATAATTCTGAAGATCCAACGTTTACAAATATTAGAGATTATTTTATTACTTTTGATCAGGCAACAATTGCTGTTACACAAGCAGGGACTTGGGACAGAAAGCAGGGTAGGTCAACAAGACCACAAATACCTTCATCAGATTCATTTACTATGTACAATACTAATGATTCTCCAAATATCATTATGGATGCTATGGGAACTCCATCATTTCCCAATGGTTGGGATTATCAAGTTTATGTTGAATGTGGATATCCTCTTATTCCTGCCGATATTTCTTACGCCGCACAACTTATTGTTAATGATATGAAATGCAATAATCTTCCTTACATAAATCAATATATTTCTCAATATAAGAGTGATCAGTTTAATATTAATTTCCATGATCTAGCATTTAAGGATACTGGTAACAGAATTGCAGATAGAATTTTATCTGCCTATGTCAGACCAGTTTATCGTCTAGGGGTAATTTAATGAGAGGCTTAATGCCATGCTATAGTCTCTTTTTTCCTATGCATGTTGATATTTATTATGCATATGAAGAACAAGACGATTACGGTAAAATGACCAAACAATGGATGCTTGATAGAACAGAACATTGTTCAATTTTTTCAATTAGCGATAAAGCAAATGACGAAAACTTTACTTTTGATACTAATAGAAGAGGAAAAGAATTTTTTAAATTAGAAACAATGCTTTATGGTAGAACTCAAACAGATTTAAGAAAATCTTCAATTGGAGAATATTATCCATTGTCACATATTCTTGTTAAAAATATTCGTGGATTAGAAACGGATGAATCATTTTTTATAGAAACTATTGCTGGATATGAAGGAGAGCCAACAATATATGAACTTAAGGCAAATCAACCATTTGTTGGACCATTTAATAATATTGAATATTATAAGATTCAATTAGAACGCTCAGATATTCAGGGGGATCTCACAGTATGATATCTACTAAAATAAATACAATTAAATTAAATGAAATTTTAAACAATGCCGTAAAGTATTCAGATGGATTTATTGAAGGAATTGAAATGGAAAAAATAGAATTTCATAGAATTTTAGGCGGGTATACTGTAGAAGCACTAAATAAATATATTGATGCTAAGGCTAGAATGTCTCCACAAACATTGCATCACGTTTATGAATGGGATGCCGTTGGTCAAGAATCATCAAGGCTTTTTAATTTTAATGTGACACCAACAAAATCTAATATTATTATAAAGGGAAAATTTCTCCCATCAAAAACTATAAGCAGAAACTCCCACATTCCTTTTCCAGACAAGGCAAATATGATGGAAAATTCAATAGAGATTATTATTAAACCAAAAAATTCAGACGTTCTTGCCTTTGAAAATGAAGGAGAAATGGTGTTTACAAGAAATACTATTTACATAGATCATCCTGGTGGAGATCAAGTTGCTGGTAGTTTTGGAAAAACTGTCGATGATTTTTTTAATAATTATTTTAAAAACTCATTGCTTAAAGAATTTTTAAATCAACTTTCAACTGTAAAACAATTTTCAGAAGATTTTGCTGCTGGAACAAAGGGTGGAAAATCTGTTGGAGTTAAATCTGGAAGAAAATATCTTAATGTATCGGGAGTTATTATAGAATGAGTCTTTCTAGTTTAACGCTACCAACACTTGCTGTCAATGGATATCTTTGGGATACTATGAAACAACTTGAACCAACTTTTAATGATTTATATGGATCTACCGTTCCATTTTTTCCACTTAGCGATTCTGCAAGTGGGGCGGGATGGGAGAATAAAGCCTATGTTATCTATGACAGAATTATGAGAACAACTACGAGTCCATTTTATCCCATTAAAAAAGATCACATTATTTATAATATTAAGGCAAGAGATATTGAAACATTGCAATGGGGTTTAGCGGTTCAGTATATTCTTGATAGATGTGACGATGCGGCTCAAGATATAAATGAATGGAATAGAAATAATGGAAATCTCTATAAAGTATATTTTCATAATTTGAGGGTATATCAAGAAGATGCTTCAATAAATAGAAATTTCAGTACAAGACCATATTATATTACTCAATTTATTGTAGAATCAGAATATCATTTTACAGATTCAATTGAATCTATTCTCTCATAAAAAGACTATATAATTATAACGAGGAAACAAACCGCCAAATCAAATAAAAAGAAGAGGTGAAAAAATATGGCATATACCCGTGGTGATTCAAAGCAAATCATCGTTGGCGCAGCAGCATTGTTCGTCAGCGTTGATGCTGAATTTGATCCAACAAATGCAAGCCCAACCCTTCCAGATTTTCAAGGTGGAGTAAAGTACAACGAGACACTTAGCGAGGCTACCGGCGTTGTTCGCAATGTTGGTTACACCAGCAATGGACTTGAATTACAATTCCAGCCAAATTTTGGTGAGGTTAACGTAGATCAATTATTAG